GCAAGAGAATATGAGTTAAAGAAAAAAGATCAGGATAATTCATATACTTTGCAAGAACTAAAAGCTAGTCATCATAACTTTATGCTAGACTACGAAATAAAAAAAATAAAAAATAAGTTAGGTGGTAGGCAATGAATTACAAACAAGCAATTAAATTAGAAATAAAAGCTGACAAAATGTATAAAAAATATAGTGATATTGCTAGTGGAGTTAAACCTAATTGGAAAGAGCCAATAGCATTAGAACTAATGTTAAGAATGTCAGGATATTATGATTTAATTGATACTTTAGATCGCTACCAAGAAATGAGATGTTTGCAAAACTCTTTGCGTAATTAAAAAGTTTTAGTTCCCTCTAAAAGTTAGCCCTGTGTGTGTCCTTGACATACATGGGGTTTTTTTATATACTAACCTTATGAATAAACAATGGTACATAAAATTAAGAAAGTTAATACGCAATCCTATAACTAGGAAAAAATTAATTAAAGAGTTGAATAAATTAAGAAAGAAAAAAAATGAAAACAATATGTTGTAAAAATTGTGGTACTAAAATTCAAATCAATTCTTACAAAAGCAAGAGAACTGATTGGAAAATATTTAGGTTTAAATATTTTAAAAAATATTATTATAAATTTAAAAAAATTAAACCTAAAAAATTAGATGTAGTTAAACTTATAGTTAATAGAAATTATTTTATTAAAAAACGAAAACAATTATCTCCTTATGACCAATCAATTCAAGTTGAATTAAAAAATTTTTATAAATTGCTTGGTGATTTTAGGCAAAAAGAACATTACGAAAGTATTATATGATTACATTAGCAAGACAAGTACAATTAAAACTAAAAAAGTTTGATGAACTTATGATTGAACTTAAAATTAAAT